GTAAGCTCGATTAAAACTGTAAGACGTTCCGCCGTCAATAGTAACGCCTGTATCGCTACTCGACGGAATAAGTCGCACAAAAGTATTGGCGCTAATTGTACTGTCCGAATGTATCTGTATAGTGCGCCCGTGACTCTCTGCAATGGCTGGCAGTTCTAGAGTGCCGTAACCATTTGGACCGGTCCACGTGTTTACAATATGCAAATCTGTGTCATTCACTTGCGTCGTAACTGTATCGCGCTGGCTAATAGTTCGCAAAATAGTTTGGTTTCTGTTCCCGATGCCTTCGTACCCTACACCGAGCGCCCTATTTGTTACGTCAAAAGCTATTGCCGATCGCAACACGCTGCTTTCGCCTATTGGTGTACTTACGTCATGCGTATCGCCTTGCGCGCTGATTACGTTTGTAAGGTCGCGGCTAATTTGGAAGGCTTCCAGATCTGTCTCGACGCTGCGCGCGGTGTACGTCAGTTGAAATAAAGCGTAATCGCCTGCGGTGTCGTTAATTACCTGCCACATATAAATTAACGATCCGTAAACCTGCCCACGCTGTACCCGTGTCGGCTTCACTTGACCGGCTAAAATTTCCTGCACGCCTAGGCGGTTTAAACTCAATGCTGAACCTGTATAGTTTAGGCTTTGCCATTGCGTAGACGTTACAGCGTTAACGCCCACAATAATGCGCAGAACGCCGTCCGCGTTTGGCGTTTCGTAATCGCCGAATAAAGAAAAACCTTGGTCAATATGCGCGCGCGCTGTTTGGCTGTTCGTCGCTGTAAAATCTACGGTATCGCCAAGCGGCTCCGGCCCAGTTACGTCGCCGCGTAAGGTCACTATCTCAAAATCTGCGTTTGTATTATCAACCAGCGCCGTGTTGTTGTTGCCTTGGTAATCGCGGCCAAAAACTTGCACCGTTATATCTAAACCGTTTTCGTCGGTAGCGAGTGCAGGTAAATCAAAATAAAACGGTACGCTGAGGCTTTCGCCGTCGCGCTTGTCAAATATTGGCGTTACTATATAATAGTACGCCAGCGAATTACTTAGTGAAACATCGCCATACACGTGCGTAGTATATTGATATGGGCCGTCGTCTAAATCGCCAAAGCCGTAAAAAATTGGTGCGCTCAAGCCGTCATATGTTACGTTGCGTTGCAAATACTTCGTGCCCACTTTTACCGTGAAGCGCATTTCTATTCGCCCTATTCGCGCGTTGCCTGTGCTTGTATTGTCTCCCGCATACTCGTCATTGAAAACACCGCTAACAGCCAACGTGGTGCCCGTGTTGTAATCAATATCCGTGTCGCTTATCGCCGTTCCAAATTGCTGTTCAGTATATAGCCCGTCAAATACTACCGGAAAATTTCCGTTATATTTTCGCGTGCGAGAAACCGTTTTTAAAGGTGCCAAATACGTGTATTCGTAACCGTTCATGCGCTCGAAATCGCTGTCGAAATTCTTTGCCGTTGCAATACTCTGCTGGGCTAATGCCGTTCCATCCTTTTGCGTTCCTTCGACAGTTAACGTAGTGCTGTATTTCTGAGCGCCTACAGGAAGAAACCACCATTTGCCTTGGGCTTGAAAAATGCGCGCGTTAAATACCTTAGCAAGGTTTTCGAGAACTTCAAACGTGCTGTAGTATTGCTTTTGGTTTTCGCTGTCTTCGTTATAAAGACCGTAATGGCTGATTCGAGTATCAATTAACTGATTCGCGCCGGTGTACTGCGTGCTTACAAAGTCATTAACGTAATACAAAAAATCGTCTGTATCCCAGAGGTGTGTTGTACGAATCTTATTTAAACAGTTCAACGCGTGATCAATTACAGAGCCTTGACCGGTGTACGCTGCGCCGTCGTTATTGTATAAAATATTTTCGAGGTTGCCGATATCGTCCGAAGCTGTTAAAGTGTTTTGAATCGGGAAATAATCAAAAGGCCGTACCACTTGTTCAGGCAACAAAATACCGCCCCACCAAAATTCATCTGTTCCGTCGGGGTCTTTGCGGATGCTTACAGAAAACCGTGCTTCGTTATTTGTTGCCAGCAAATCCATAAACGTTTCATGCGCGCTGTTTTCCTCAGTCAAAGTAAAAGTAACCTCGCTTCCGATAATTGACTGATGCCGGTTTTCGTTATCGCCTGAATAGCGAAATACAAAACCGTCGGCCCCTAGTTTAAACTCTATGGCGGAACCTCCATAATTTGCATCGTGAATGTTTAGCCGCCAGTCGTCGCCTAAATCGTCGCTAAATTCTGCGTATAGTCGTATTGGGTCAGCCATTAGAATCCTCTTACTCGGTTGCGATCAATTGCATTGCGTTCACTCGTTAGCAGTATATCGCGGCCCGAAATCTTGCCGGTAACTTGCACGGAAGATCCGCCCATCATACTCTGTAGTTTACTTAATGGCGCAATAACCTCCGGATCTACTCCCGCGTTTCTGTTATCGCCAACTACGGCCATAGTCGGGCCAAAGGCCAAACCGCCCTGCGCAAGAGCTGGCGGGCTTGATTCCATGCGAGATTGTAAACCTTTAATTACGGCACCGGCAGCAACCAAACCAACACCGGCGGCAATGGCTGCGGGAGGATTTGCAATAAGGTTGGCATAAAATGCTGTAGCCATAGCACCCGCAGCAATAAACTGCGAGCCTAAATCTATAAGCAAGTCGGCCAAACCTGTTAAAGCGTTGGCAAAAACTTCCGTCATCGTCATCGTTCCAGTAACTAAACCGCCGATAGCCATGCCCATGCCTACAAAAGCATTGGACATCTGCGGCCCTAAGCCTATACTAATACCTATCTCTTTGTTCAGTTCTGCTTGGTTTCCTGCTAAATCGCTAACCGCCGTGCTGCTTTTCCTTATTAGTGTTGGTTCCGGCACAGCGTTATTAATTAAACCAATATTCGCGCCACCGCCGCCCGTTGCCCCTGTTGATACTTCACCGCCGCCGCCACCACCGCCGCCACCGCTTGTCATGCCTGCAAACATATCAGTTAAGCCGCCGACAGTCGCTATCGCTTCTTCAACTGCTTCATTACTTACTAACTCAATAGGGTCTTTTGCGAGTTCTTCATCTATACCATCTCGAATAGCATTCGCAGTATCAACCACAATGCCTTTAAGCCCTTCAAATTCTCTGAGCATAGATTGCTTCATCGTCTCCAAAGCACCTGAGAAATCACCTTCAGTAAATATTTGCATGAAGGCCTTAGCTAAGTCTTTGACGCGACCGATAACAAGACCAATAACCGTGAAAATGTTTTTGAAATTCTGGACAAATGCCGCTCTAACATAGCCAACCAACATTCGAACGGCATCGGATTCGTTGTATAGCGTAATAAAATAATTTATTATGTCCGTTATGTACGGTGCAACGACGTCGGCATATTTTACTGTAGCAATAGCGAGGCCTACGATTGCTGCAACAACTAAACCAATCGGTGAAATCAAAAGCGTAAAACCGGAAACAATAGCGGGCAAAATCATTAACAGCGGACCAATGCCAGCGATTACGGCAAGAATGGTAAGCAGTTGCGTTTGCATTCCGCTATCTACGCTTGCGAGCTTGCTGGCCAATGTGGTGAAAAAACCGGTAAGCTTTTTTACAGTAGGCATCAACGCCGTACCTATGGAAATGCCGGCAGCTTCTACCGCGCTCTTTAAAGCATCAAAACCGCCCTTCGCTGTGTCTTCTAATACCTTTCGCGCTGTCTTGGCCGCGCCTGCGCCTGCTAATTGTTTTTCTGTTAGCGCTGCGATTTCTTCGCCCGCCCCTTGCAAAGCTGGAATAATTTTACCGGCACGATCACCAAAGAATTCAAAACTTTCTGCTACGGAAAGGTTTCCGCTAGTTAAGTGATTCAATACCTCGTTTGCCGGTACTCCGCTTTGAACTAATTTTGTAAATGCTTTGGTGAGCGAAGTTCCTGCCGTGCTTGCGTCTACGCCTGCATCGACTAAAATGCCCAAGGCGCTGCCGGTATCTTCTAAAGATATCCCTAAGGTATTTGCGGTAAGTCCAACGGTAGACATGGCCGTGCTATACTTCTCAAGATCCAACGAAGACGAACCAAACAACACCGCCATGTTATCTGCGACGCGTCCCGTTTCGCTTGCGTCCATACCGAACTGATTTAGCGTCTGACCGACTACCGCCGCCGTCTCTCCTAGATCTTTATCAAATGCAATGCCGAGGCTCAAAATATCCTCGGTCATGTTTTCAATTTCCTTGCTGCTTTTACCGAGCTTCGCCAGTTCCAACTGCAAGCCGGCCACCTCGCTCGCGCTTTTGCTCGTAGATCCTCCGAGCTGTTTGGCTTGTGCTTCGAGCGCCTTCATTTCGTTAGCGGCAAACCCACTAACGGCGGCAACTTTGGCCATGCTAAATTCAAAATCCGCTGCCGTCTTTACGGCCAAACCACCAAGCGCAGCCAGCGGCATCGTTAACGATCGTGTCAAATTGCGGCCCAAAGCTTTGGTGTTCTTACCAAACTGCTTCATTTTCCGCATCGAATCGCCTAGCCCTTTGTCAAAGCGTCGCGTATTCGCGCCAATCGTTACTATTAAATCGTTCAGCTTTGCCATTGATCTCGTTCTATTATTCGCTGCTTTAGTTCTTCCTTAGTTAGCTTTTTGGCATTATGCTCTGGCTTTTCCCACGGGAACTGCATTAAATCCGTTGGTGCTAATTTACTACCTTTTTTTAGGTGCGGTTGAAAGGTCATAGCGCCGAGCCATCGCGTGCGTTCCCATGCGTATCGCTCGCGGTATTCTTCCGCTTCGCGCTGTCCGTCAAGTGCTAAACTAATTTCGCCAAACGTCATTGACCAAAACGCAGAAGGGGACAGGCAAAGTACGCCCATCCCCATCCGTATCAATTCCGGCCAGCCTATTGGCTTGTCGGTGCCGTCTATCTTTTTTTTTGTTCGCTGTACTCGCCAAGAACATCGAAACATTGCGTGACGTGTGAGAGCGTGATGTGTTCCTCGAATTCGCTGAGCTCCATTGTAAATTCAACGTCATCGAAATGGCATCCGCATTCTACGCCTACAAAGCAAAGGTAAGCGCATGCGTCCGCTGAGAGCTTGGACGGATCCGATAAGCTGAACACATTTACTTTGGCTTTGCGTTCGAACTTTTTTAGCGCCTTCATAGAATAGCGCACCGGATAATCTTTGCCGTTTATTTCAATCATTCGGCAGTCTGTGTAATTACACCGCTCAACTCAAAAGATGCCGAGTACGTCGCGGTATCTTCTGTACCGCCTGACTGCTCCAAGCTAGTGATAAATCCCGTAGCTGAATAATTGAAATCCTCGCCAACTACTGGGTTTGCTTTTGCAAACTTCAAAGTAAGTGCCGTGCGATCTGAAAGCGCGGTAAATAAATCGTTTACGTCTTTGTTTGCTCCATCGTTGTAATCAATCAAACCGCTGACGCTCATAGATCCCGATTTCGTGCCACCCAAAAGCTCACGCCATCCAGCGCTGTCTTTCGTTGTGATATCGATCGTTTCCATGCTCACAGAGATTGAGCAATCTGTGGCGGCTGCTATTAGCGTTCCGCCAATGTACACGCCTAATTCTGTACCGTTAAAAATGGCCATTTTATTCTTTTGTTAAGTCGTTATTTTCTGATTCGGTTTTTTTCTTTGGAGCGTCAAGATATCCCTTGTCTTTAAGTTCCTTCGCAAATTCCGCAGTAACTGAAGGCGTATCGCCTTTCTTCCAGTTGTTACCGTGTAGCTTGCACGCTTTTTGAATTGTTACCTTCATGGCTGCAAGTTAATCAATTTCATTTTCATTCGGAAACCAACCGTGCTCGATCATATACGCTTGGTCTCTTACGGTCGTAGTGCTGGGAATGATTGCCCCAAACGGAAAGGATTGCGCGTTGAGTACGTAGCTTGAAAGTTGTCGTATTTCTACCTCGCTCAATTCGAGCATAAGCGTAAT